AAACAGTATATCGACTTGTTTATTGGGACAGATACCCCGCGCGTGTATGAGGAATCGGGAGAGCGATGGGAGTATGCGGTTTGCCTCTCGAAAGACTCTGACTGTTTGTCTAAAGAATTCAATCAGATTTCTTGGGTAAATGGGATATACACGAGTGATGGTGGCAAACATGTGGAATACATTCTGAATCAAATCACCAGGAAATTGGCTGACTATATTGAGACCAAGAAGAAGGTCAAGGTAAATCCGTCGTATATCAAAGAGCAGCTCTCAATATTTGTCAGGTGTGATATTGAGAATCCCGTATTCAACAGTCAAACGAAGGAGTATATGAACTCACCGGTTGCAAAGTTCGGATCAACTTGCACTGTCGGCGACAAAGTGATTGAGAAGTTGGCGAAGATGGGTGTCATGGAGGCAGCGTGTGCGCTAACCGAATTGAAGGACAATAAGGCTGCAAAGAAAACTGACGGACAAAAGACCAAGAATGTTCGCGGTATTCCAAAGCTGACTGACGCTAACTGGGCTGGCACTGATAAAGCCAAAGACTGTATGCTCTTGTTATGTGAGGGAGATTCAGCCAAGTCGGGTATCATTTCCGGATTGTCATCTGATGACAGGAATACAGTTGGTGTTTATCCGTTGAAGGGAAAACCCATGAATGCTCTAGGGGAGAGTGCTGCAAAGATTTCGGCGAACAAGGAAATCACTGAAATCAAGAAGATTCTTGGATTAGAGTCGAAAAAGGAATACAAGACAATTGATGATGTGTATAAGAATTTGAGATACGGGAAGATCCTATTCATGACGGATCAGGATTTGGATGGTAGTCACATCAAGGGCTTGTGCATCAACCTGTTCCAAACAGAATGGCCATCACTGGCAAAGATTCCAGGATTCATTGGATTCATGAACACACCCATCTTGAAGGCGAAGAAGGGGAATTTCGAGATGGAGTTTTACAATGATGGTGAGTATGAGGAGTGGAAGGCGGAAAATGATACCAAGGGATGGACAATCAAGTATTACAAGGGTTTGGGAACGAGCACTGGCAAGGAGTTCCGCGAATACTTTGCAAAGAAAAAGATTGTAGGGTTCGAGCACAGTGGCACCAAATGCGATGATGCGATCAATATGGTGTTCAACAAGGATCGAGCAGATGACCGCAAAGAGTGGTTGGAGGATTATGACAGAGAGTTATATTTGGACACCAATCGAACCGCTGTATCGTATGATGAATTTATCCACAACGAGCTCATCCATTTCTCCAAGTATGATTGCGACCGCAGTATTCCCAACTTGATGGATGGACAGAAAACTAGTTTGCGAAAGATTCTGTTTGCTGCATTCAAAAAGGGACTCACCAGCGAAATCAAGGTCGCACAGTTTTCAGGATATGTCTCCGAGAATTCGTGCTACCACCACGGTGAGGCGTCGCTAAATGGCGCAATCGTCGGAATGGCGCAGAATTTCGTCGGCTCCAACAATATCAATCTCTTGATTCCTTCGGGCCAGTTTGGCACTCGTCTGAGAGGAGGCGACGACAGTGCTTCGGAGAGGTATATCTTCACTGCTTTGAGCAAGATTACTCGGACCATATTCCCTGCAGTAGATGACAATGTGCTGAACTATTTGGACGACGATGGAACGCCGGTAGAACCGCAATTCTATGCGCCGATTATTCCGATGGTTCTTGTGAATGGTTCCAAGGGAATCGGTACTGGTTTCAGCACGAACATTATGTGCTACAATCCAATGGAGATCATTGATTATTTGAAGGTGAAGTTGGCAGATAAGGGACTCGTGTTGGAGAATGATTTCGTGCCATACTATGAGGGATTCCAAGGCACGATCGAGAAGGTTGCCGACAAGAAGTTTGTGATCAAGGGCAAGTATGAGATTTTGGGTCCAGACAAGATTCGTGTCGTGGAGTTGCCTGTGGGGTACTGGACGGAAGATTTCAAGGAGCTTCTGGAGCACTTGATTGATCCGGGTCAAGACAAGGCAGGAAAGAAAATTCTGCCAACAGTCAAGGACTATCAGGATATGAGCAAGGACACGAATGTTGATTTCACTATCCAGTTCGTAAAGGGCAAGATGGATGAGCTGGGCAATCCGGGAATTGAGAAGGTGTTGAAGCTCGCAACGACTTGTACCAGCACCAATATGCACTTGTTCGATGCGAATGACAAACTGAAGAAGTACGATACAGTAGAGGCGATTATTGACGACTACTTTGTAACACGCCTTGAACTCTACGGAAAGCGCAAGGAGTTTATGATCAAGTCATTGGAGCGAGAACTAATGCTGTTGTCCAACAAGGCCAAGTACATCCAGGAGAATTTGGATGGGACCATTGATTTGCGTAAGAAGAACAAGGAGCAAATTAACATTATGCTCAGTGGTTACGATGTGATTGATGGCGACAAAGATTACAAGTATTTGACCAAGATGACGATGGACAGTGTGACTGACGAGAATGTTGCAAAGCTGTTTGCAGAGCACTCGCAGAAGCAGACGGAACTAGATACGGTCAAGGCCACAACCGATCGTCAAATGTGGTCATCTGAACTCGATAAGCTCAAAAATGAGTATGTCTTATACAAGGAAGAAAGGCAGAGGCTCATGGCGGGAACCGAAAAGGACAAGCCCAAGAAGAAGGTTGTTAGCAAGGGTGCGATCAAGAAATAAAATATTATGTGAATATATAAATACATGTCATCGTGTTGTAATCATTCAAAAAGGGCCAAAACATGTAAAAGAGTTACGGATGGTAAATTTTTTAATTTGCCTCGCAGATTTACCAGGAAGGATTGCAGGGATGTGAGAGGTTTCACTATGCGTGCCTCTTGCACACCATACATTGGGTGTAATCAGAAAGGCGGTAAAAAACAAAATAAACAAGCAGTGTCATTATTGAACAGCAACGGAATAAAAGGAACTGTTGTATTTACCGAAATGTCTCGGCGACAATTGAAGATAGAGTATGAGATCTACGGGTTGGAAGATGGAAAGCACGGGTTTCACATTCACGAATACGGAGACATGACGGAAGGCTGCAAAAGCGCATGTGCCCATTTCAATCCTTTTGGAAAACAACACGGTGGCCCCAACTCGAAACAACGACACGCAGGCGATTTAGGTAATGTAATTTCAAAAGATGGACAGGCCAAAGGTGTTCTATACGACAAAGTCCTCTCGGTTGATTTCAAAAACCCAGCATGCATAGTCGGAAGAATGGTGATCCTCCATAAAGATGAAGATGATCTGGGATTAGGTGGAAACGAAGAATCGCTCAAAACAGGTAATGCGGGAGAGCGTATTGCGTGCGCTGTGATTGGTTTAAAAAAGGTTGATTGTTAGTTGATTGTTGATATGTAATATGTTGATACCAAATAAAATAATATAGAGTTATATTATTTTATGAATTATATGAGAAAAACGATTCTGGTTACTGGTTCATCTGGCCTCGTAGGTTCCGCGATACAAAAAGTATCACCTCTGTATGATTACAAATTTATTTTCTTCAGGTCCAAGGATTGTGACTTGACAAATTATGAGCAGACGAACGCGTATTTTAACAAAGAGAGACCGGATATTGTTATCCATTTGGCTGCATGTGTCGGCGGACTATACAAGAACATGAACAATAAAGTGCAAATGTTCGAGCAGAACTTGTTGATAAATTACAATGTATTGAAGTGCTGTCACAACATCGGCGTAGAGCAGTGCATTTGTGTTCTCTCTACTTGTATTTTTCCAGACAAGACAACATATCCAATTGATGAATCAATGCTGCACAATGGGGCTCCTCACTGCTCAAATGATGCATATGCATATGCGAAGCGAATGATGGAAGTTCATTGCAGCGCTTACAATGAACAATACGGCACAAATTACTCGTGCATTATTCCCACCAACATTTATGGACCGAATGACAATTTTTCACTTGAAGATGGTCATGTGATACCCTCGCTGATACACAAATGTTACTTGGCGAAAGAGCAAAGAGCGCCATTTGAAGTGCGAGGAACCGGAGCACCTATTCGTCAATTTATCTTTTCACAAGACCTTGCGATTTTGATCTTAGGATGTATTGGTCGATTGAAGAGAGAAAATATGATAATTGCATCTGAAGAAGAATATTCAATCAAGGATGTCGCGACCATGATTGCGCAAGAATATGACTATGAGAACAATATTGTGTTCAATTCAATCTACTCGGACGGACAATATAAGAAAACAGCAAGTAATACCAAATTGATGGCGATGTTTCCTGATTTCAAATTTACACCAATCGAACAAGGAATTCGAGAATCTGTGGATTACTTCAGATACAATTACAGCAATCCTAATTGCCGGAAATAATCACCCACCAGACTTTGAGAAATATTGTTTCGGTCGCTACGATTTTTCTCCACGATAACGGCTAAGCTTACGAAAAGTGGAGTGGATTAGAACCACGGCTTCAACACAAGCTGACGATCAGTGTTGTCGGTCATCACCGGATGAGGAATCGGATCCACCAAGGTGCTCACATCAGTCATATATTGCATGTACCCCTGAGCCTCGCTATAGACCTGTTGAATACAGTAATTCAATACAATCTTGTTCAAATCCGCAATTTGCTGAGGAATGTTGTCAGGAAGGTTGGCAGAGTTCTGCAAAAAAACACTGCGCATGACAATCTGCAGAGAATCACAATCTTGGGGTCCAACCACATATTGTTGATTCGACTTCTTATATACTCCCGCACGAATACCGTTTTGGAGAATTTGGATGTTCTGTTGAGAGAAGAATGCGATCGAGAGCGCGGAATCATCCCACAACCCTTCCGTCGGATTCCTAAATGTTGCGCATTGATTTGCAGGTATCTTGTCGTACATATTGAATAAATATGATGTGTCCGGTCCTTGAATATTTACACGCCCGTTGTAGTTTGTTTTTGTATAATCCGCTTGGTTCGTATTCATTTATTATAACCAAATAGAAAAATTATATTGATTTATTCTATATAAGAATGGAGTTTGATTTTCGTCAAATTGTTGTATTAGTAGCATTGATCGTATTGATAGTTGTATTATCCGTTATAGGCTATTCATTAAGTAAGACTAAAGATGTGAATTGGCCTCCCATCGTCCCAGCATGTCCAGATTATTGGGAACTCGATGGATCGGGAAATTGTGTGAATAGCAAGGGTTTAGGAACATGCAAGAAAACAAGCCCAGATAACAAGGTTAATCTTACAACGGATAATTATCTTGGCGTGAATGGTGCATGCAACAAATATAAATGGGCTACTGGTTGTGGTGTTAGCTGGGACGGTATTACATACGGAGCACCGAACCCATGTGATACTACTGTTTAACGAAACAATTTAGATTTATTTTTACATAATATATTAATGCAGTCACTGACAAATAGAGAAAAATTTATTCTTACCGATATAAATTTTTTACCTGAAGATGTAGTGGATTATGTTATCAAAGAATATATTCCCGACGAGTATTTTATCTTCACAAACAAAGAATACTATAAGCGATGTCACCATCTTCTGAAACCACGCATAAATCATTATGAAAAATATTTGCGTAATACTATTCGTCGAGACCATTCATTCGTATTTGAAACCATAATGAGAGAGAACATTTGTAACTGGTTCTTATTGAAATCGTATCTTTACAAAAATACAAATTATACGAATTATATCTATTTTATTATTGATTATTGTAACGAACATGAAGCACCCGAGTGCCGACAAGTGCTCGTTAATTATTTGCGAGAACTTGGTTTGTGTCAAAATCAACATAAAAAGAATGTTAGTAGAAGTATAGTATAATATGGAAGAACTAAATGTAAATACAATTTTAAATAGAGATAATCAAGCTTCTACTATGAAAGATATACTGAGAACATTTGAACAAAACAAACATAATCCTATTTTCAAAAAGGGGTTCTATGTTTGTGGTGATCCCGGCACTGGTAAAACAACCTTTGTTGTGAATATACTCAACGAGCTCGGATACGATGTCGTCAAGTATGATGCCGGTGACATTCGCAACAAATCTGTCATTGACGAGATCACGGAACGAAATATGTCCGACAAGAATATCATGAGCATGTTCAATAAGAAGGTCCGCAAAATAGCAATCATAATGGACGAGATTGATGGAATGAATAATGGCGACAAAGGTGGGATCAATACCCTCATCAAACTGATAAGGCCAAAGAAGACGAAGAAGCAGAAGTTGGAAGAGGTTACGATGAATCCAATCATCTGCATCGGAAACTATCGTGTAGATAAGAAGATTAAGGAGCTAATGAAAGTATGCAATACTGTGGAGCTAAAGACACCAACAACTGCACAGATCTCAACATTTGTTCAACTCTTGTTACCCACGATTGATACAACCACACGAGACACGATTGTCAATTGTGTTCAGGGAGACCTGCGGAAGTTGAGCAACATTTACAGTTTATATCGCACCAATCCATCACTCTTTAGTAATGAAATCATAAACAGTGTTTTCCAAATGAAGTCATACAATGATGATACAAAGAAAATCACACAACGGCTTATCAATCAATATTGTTCATTGGATGACCACATTAGCATAATGAATGAAACAGATCGAACCAGTGTCGGACTCTTATGGCATGAAAATATCATTGATGTGATTGATAAGATGGACAAGAAGGTTTCTGTACCATTCTACATAAAACAGCTGGACAATATTTGTTTCGCTGATTACATTGACCGCATCACATTCCAAAAGCAGATTTGGCAATTCAATGAGATGAGTTCTCTCATTAAGACGATGAAGAACAACAAAATGTATCACGAACATTTTCCGACAAAGGCGAAGTTCGCTCCCTCCGAAGTTCGTTTTACAAAAGTTCTTACCAAATACTCGACGGAATACAATAATTCGCTGTTTATTCAGAATTTGTGTCAGCAGCTGGGTATGGACAAGAAAGATCTGTTCGGGTTTTTTGTTGAGCTGCGCACGAAATACGATGACAATGAAATGTTGTCACTCTTCGAGAACTTGGAGATCTCGAAACTAGATATAAATCGTATAAGTCGGTACTTGGAAAAGTATATCAAGGAGAATGCACCAGATACAGAAGACAAGGAGATTATTGAGTTAGAGCCTGAACTTGAAGAAGAATGCTGTTTGTAAATAATATTTTATAATTAAGTGACATAAAAAGTTGTTATCTTATAAATCAAGTATAGATGCTTAACGCTGTTATCAGAAATGCGAACTACAATGTGTGTAAATTGTGCAAGAATCTGAGAATGGATCCGATGTATCCGAAAGAATATCGATCAGCAAAGTGCATGAAGTTTGGTCACCAATGTATTGTATCTGGAGAAGTATCTTTCCTACTTGCGGAAAGATGTCGCCGCGATTCATCCCTATGCGGCGAACAGGGAATACATTTTGAACCATCAAAGAGTGATAGCAAATTTTAGATATGTTCGCAATTGAAAAATAATAATTTCCTTACATGAATTATTATTTTTATACCGTCATTGAAGATTTCATCTGTTCAATTTGACGACTAATAAACTGTTTAATTTTTCCCTCCAAATATTGGATCTTTTCCAAATACTCTTTATTCTCTGCAGTCAAAAATCGAATTGTATTATCTTGTTCTCTGATCTTATTCAACAGCATTTGATCTGGACGATTCAGATTTTGCTCTTGCTGTGCCACGCGTTTCACCTTGAGCTCTTCAATCTGCTTCAACACATCCGGCTTGTATTCAGGTCGCCCAGGCTCATAAGTCTCTAACAAATCATCTACATCCTCCATATAAAACTGTTTTGACTCTGGGTCCTTGATGAAATTATCCACCGTAAGCGTAGAAGGAGCAACAAACTGATTCGGTCGATCGCCAAGCAACTCCTTCTTGTCAAATGTATTGTGCTGATGAGAGAACACCAAAATGGTCTTGGTCGTGTCGAGCTGGACAAAGGGCACTGTGTAGCCTTTCAAAAAGTGTTTCTCCTCCGCCAAACACGCATCATCATCGTATCCGGAATTTTCTAGCAGCTCCCGGCGGAACGCGAATGTCGCGGCCGTCGCATGACTCGTCCCATAGGGACCAAACCGATAGAGCTGCCCAATATGCTTGAAATAAATATGCATTTCGCTGGATCCGGCACACAATGCCTTGGGATTGTTGCGCAACATCTCAACTGCGTGACTCACGCGCTCGGGAGGGTAGTAGTCGTCGTCGTCCATATACACAATCACCTCACCACTGCATTTCTGATGCGCCAAGTTGCGCTTCTTGCCAAGAGTCATCTTTGTATCGAACTTGAAATACTTGACTTGGGGGATATGCGAAACAAGGTCCTCGATCTTGTCGGTTCCATCATCGACAATAATCCACTCCATCTTGTCCTTGGGATAAGTTTGGTGTTCAAAGCACTTTATTATAGCATTGATAAATGGGCGCCGATTGAATGTTGGAGTGCAAATACTCACGAATGGTTTCTTTGCCAACTTGGTTTGCTTCATTAATTAGAATATATGCATATGTTTATATTCTAATTAGTATATTTGAATAAAGTTTTATGTGTTAATCTTCTTATGTAAAGATTTGATCTGCTTCATTAATTTCTTGTGTGATTTGCCTGTGAAACTATCAACCCAGCTTTCCCAATCCACACCACCTTTGGATCCACCGGTCTGTTGAAAACCATCCGACCCACCTTTTGTCACGCTACACGATGGTATATCACCATCCTTCGGCGCACAAGTGTTGTCATAAGAAATATCGGATAAATTGGTAAAGACAATAGGCTTGAATAAATCGATGGATATTATATCAAATGCGATTAATATTAATACCAGAACAGATACAATAAATGCTGGAACACCAAGTGCTGAGTATGCATTCAGTGTAATCACTGCACCAACGAGACCCATCAAATACCTCTTGAAAAATTTGAACGCCTCCAAGAGAATACCACCCAATGATTTGGGTTTCCAGACATTTTCATCTGACTTATTATTCTTATAATTCGGAGTTGCCGCCATTTTACACTTATACATCAGAAATCCGATCGAACACACACTAATTGCAAATGGTATTAAAAAATATCCAGATATGCAGATAGCAATAATGCCGAATAAAAACAACACCCAAAATTTCATTATTGCAAATATGTAAGCTGATGTCCCATCTTCTGAAGCATCTAACGAGCGCCACACCTTATTATTTTTGTCTTGAGGATTCAATACTTTTTTAAATGACCAAGTCAGGCCAGTTACAACAAGGTAAATAAGATAACCAAAGTCAATGATCGATAATCCAAATGTGAAAAACCCCAAAATAATCGGTCCGAATAATATAATCGCCCATTCGTAAAACATACTGTCAAAAAATTTGAACAGTTTGTTAAATGCGCTATAATTCAATAAGATCAAACCTTCCATGATATCGGTCATATATCTTATAATAAAACTATTGCTCGTCATCCTATTTCTTCGAAACATATCCAAAAACATGTACTTCTTGTTGGCAGGAACATCTGCAAAAAGCATCTTCATAGATTCACCACTCCATGTCCTGAAGATATTGATGATACATTCCGTATTATTTGGAATACAATCAGGTTCTGTTGGAATGATGTTCGATGTTCCAAGTTTCGCATAAAATAAAACTATTACTCCAAAAACAAAATACACAAATATATTCCTTATATGAACCGCCGACATTTTTAAGAGGTTTAATATAGATGTTCCAATTGTTGTTGCTTTATCTTCGACTGTAGATGTGATCTCTTCTCTTTTTTTATCGATTTCATCTGGTTGTAGATTGCTCATTACTTATATTTAAAAGATAATAAAAATATAAGAAACCCTCAAAATATATGCTAAACTGGGATTCCAAAATAATATTGTATTATGTGTATATGCAGGTTTATATAATCATTGCTATTGTCTTGTTTTGTATATGGATGTATTTTGTTAGAGAAGGATTCGCCGTTCGACCACCGATGCCAAATTTTGGCACAAACACTTGGAAACATGCATTTGATAACAGCCAAAAAGAATTCGACAAACGATACAAGATCCAAGGCGAAATATCGTATCCTGTCGGTTACACAATGACCGGTGAATTCATCGATTACGGCCCACTTGCATCGAATGAGGATATTTGATTTGCATTTGGCTCTTGCTTCGCTTTAACGCTTTTCCCTTCGAATTTGGCTCCACCTTTTCTCTATTGCAATGAAAGGTGGATGGATTAGGTCGCATACAATAATGCCGCATTACCACCAATAAATGTTACAACATTATATCTCTCCTCCATGACATACAGATTGTAATTATAGTCGAAAATGCGCCAAGTCGGTTTATTGATTCCAACAATTTCCCCCGTATCAGGATCACAGATCGTCAATGATTGCGCTAAAGGATCTAGTGGCGGAGTTATCGTAGTAAATTCAAATTGGATGTTTTTGAACTTATTCATATTCATCGCCCCCGAAGGCTGATCAGATGGACCTGAATTCAAGCAGAAATTGTAGCAATACACACCATCTGGTGCAACACTCGCAGTTCTCGTATATTTCTCAATGTAATTAAAAACTCCAACTGGGAGATTATTCTCTCTGTATTGGCCATCCAACAATATTCCTAAACCAACCAGGATCTCCTTATTGTTCTGTGGGCTGTATGGTCCGGAGACGAACAGACCGGTTGGTGATTGATCAACATTCACTCCCGGCCCAATTGAAACCGGTGGAGTTACTGGATATATAATAGATCCACTTGCAGGACCAGGCGTCGAATCATTCGGCACATAGTTGTATGGCCAGTTCGTATAGTTTGACCATTCATTGCGCAAATACACATCGGAACGCTGGAAATAGAACATCCAACCGCTAACTAGCCCCATTGAGTTCAATTCAACCTTGTTCTGTCCGGTGACATTGTAAAAAGTGTTTTCACGAGCCTGCTTGAATAGATACTTCTGCTCATTCTTGGCAAATAGCTTTGCTTCATCATTAGAAAGGAAACAGTAAGTGCAACTCAAATTGAGGTCTGCATTAAAATCAGTTCGCTTGTCGATATAAACATCGTTGTTAGTAATGTCTTCAGCCGG